GTGATTTTGGGCGGTCTGCTCCTGAACAACTTGCGCAAGCTCACCGACGCCATGGTCAAGGCCGGATGGGAGGCGACCAAGACTTGGATTAAGGCCGCCGCTCCGTTCATCGCCATCGGCGTCGCCATCGGCGCGCTCCTGCTCATCCTCGACGACATACGCGGCTACATGAACGGCGAGGACTCGGTCTTCGGCGACTTCATGAAAGCGCTCGACGAGTGGCTGGTGCCGAAAGCCGAGGACACTTGGTTCGTCAAGGCGATCAAGTTTTTCGTCGAGCAGATCACCAAGGCGCTGCGCATGCTCGAGGAGCTCAAGGACTCGCTCGGCATCATGGACTCCAAGAACGTCGACCGGCGCTATGGCAAATCAGACAAGGCGGTCGGGCTCGACGCCGACAACATCACGCTGGCGACGGCCAAGGAACGGCTACGCCTCGGCAAGGGCCTCACCAAAGCGGAGACCGGGGCGATCTCGCGCAGCGGCGTGAGCCAGCAGGCGTTTGAGGCCCGCTACCGAGGCGGGGCGAACGCGCCGCCGGTCAGTAAGCAGCAGACCAACAACATCACCGTGATGCAACAGCCGGGAGAAGACAGCAAGGGACTTGCCGATCGGATACACGGGATGCTCAAGGATAGCTGGGGCGAAATGTCCGCCTCGGATTGGGAAGAGGCGCAGGCTCACCTGGGGCAATAACCGATGGCATCGACCACCATCATGTCTCGTCCGAAGCCGACCCAGCTCGACACCATCACCGTCGATGCCACGCTGTCGGAGACCTACGATCTCAGCAACACGGTTACCGATCACCCGGTCGAAATCGGCTTCAACCCGACCGATCACTCGCGCCCCAACGCCGACGGCATCGTGCTCGAGTGCATGATCTCAAACACGCCGATCGACACCGCCCAGCAGATTCGGGCGATTCAGTCGGGGGCCTTTCAGCCGGACGTGACCTCCGTCGGGGCTACGCCGGCGACGCAGCCGCAGAACACGCCCGGCCGCATGCTCGAGGCATACAAGGCCCTCAAGGCGCTGCGCGATAACGGAACGGTCTTCAAGGTCATCACGGGCCTCACCGTCTATGAGACGTGCGCGATCGAAAAGCTCACGGTCACGAGAGACGCCCAGACCTCCGAGGTGCTCCACTTCACGGTGGCCTTGAAGCTCATCCGCATCGTCTTCAACAAACTCACCACCATCCGAACCACCAAGAAACCGGCGACTCAGCCCAAGGTCAAAACGGGAGCGACGACGCCGACGCCAGATCCGCCCAAGCAAACGGCTCTCAAAAAGGCAGTCACCGCCGGCAAGGATGCCAAGGCAAACGGCGCCGGGTTCTTTGGGCAAATCGGCGCCGCCGGCTCAAGCCTGATGGGGAACTAACCGATGATCGTCCGCATTCCGCTTCGCAACGATCTGACGTTTTGGGATCTGGTGGTGCCGCTCGATGGCGTCAACTACACCCTCGAGTTTCACTGGAACGCGCGCGTGAGCCGGTGGTTTCTCAAGATCTTCGACGAGACGGGAGAGAACCTGCTCCTTGCCGGAGTGTGCTGCGTTGTCCGCTGGCCTCTTGGACTCTACTTTAGCGGACCGGCGCCGGCGGGCAAGCTCATCTTCACGGACACCTCGGGGCAGGACATCGATCCGGGCCTGACCGATTTTGATGTCCGCGTGAAGCTCAACTACATGCCGATCGGCGATCTTCAGAGCCTGCTAAGTGGCTAACGAAGCTCTCATCGGGCGAGTCTGCAAGGTCACGCTCTCGGTGCCGGTCGACACGCCCGGCGACTTCTCCAACGTTCTTACGACCAACGTGATTGAGATCGGCGGCGCCAACGATCCGAAGCAGCCTGGTCTGCGGATTCAGTTCAAGGTGGAGAAGAGCACCGACAAGCACCCCAACAGCTCCGAGCTGATCATCACCAACCTGAACAAGGACAGCCGATCGGGGCTTCAGAAAAAGGGTGTCAAGGTCATCATCGAGGCCGGCTATCAGTCGACCGGCGTCTCCCGCATCTTCGCCGGCGACGTTCGCACGGTCGACCACATCCGAGGTGAGGCGACCTGGGACACCACGATGAAGCTCGGCGATGGCGAGCGCTCGTGGAAGTTTGCGCGCGTCAATGAGAGCTTTGCGCCTGGCACCGGGGCGGGGACGATTCTCAAATTCCTCGCCAACAAGACCGGACTCCAGATCGGCAACGTGCCGACCGAGGTGGCCAACCTCACGCAGTCTTTTGACCACGGCTACACGGTGCATGGCCCGGTGTGGCGATCGCTCTCTGAGCTGGCGCGCTCGGTCGGGTACACCGTATCGATCCAGGCCGGCACGGTGCAGATCCTTCGGCCTGGCGCCACGCTCGGAAACGGGTCGACCTCCGAGGTTCCCGAGATCACGCCCGATACCGGGCTCATCGGCTCGCCCGAGATGGGGACGCCGGAGAAAAAGGGCAAGCCGCAGCTCGTGAAGTTTAGAAGCCTCATGCGCCCGAGCACGCCCGGCGCGGTGGTGAAGCTCCGAAGCGACCGCTACGATGGGTTTTTGCGCGTCAAAAAGTGCTCCTTCGACGGAGACACCGCCGGCGGTCCCTACTACACCGACTATGAGGGAGTGATCATTGGGGCTACTTGAGCAGGACGAAAGCACCAGGAGACCCAAGGCCGCCGAAGTCATCGCGCGCGCGATAGATGCGCGCATGCTTCGCTTGCACACGCTCCTTCCCGCCAAGGTCACCTCCTACGATGCGAGCAAGCAAAAGGTCTCCATCCAGCCGCTCATCAAAGAGCCCTATCTCGACGAGGATGACAGCCGCCAGATCGAGTCCATGCCGGTCATCTCAGGGGTGCCGGTGGTGTTTCTCTCGGCGGGCGGGTTTCGCTTCACCTGCCCGATCTCGGATGGAAGTCTGATCATCGAAGGCAAGACGATCCCAGCCACCACCGGCTGCGCGCTCTTCGCTGAGCGCTCGATGGACCGCTGGCTATCGGGCAGCGGGCAGGAAGTCGACCCGGCCATCGACCACATGCACAAGGAGACCGACGCCGTATTCATCCCCGGCCTCAACCCGTTTGGAGCTCCACTTCAGTCGTGCCCGACCGATCACGCCACCGCCGGAGCCGACGCCGGTCAGCAGATCCATTTCCACAACAGCATCATTTGCATCGGCGACGAAAGCGGGTCGGACTTCATCGCCATGGCGCAGAAGGTGATGCAGAACTTCAGTGACCTCAAGAGCAGATTCAACGCTCTCGAAACCGCGATCACCGTTCCGGTGGTCAATACGGCAGCCGTCGGGCAGCCTGATCTGTTTCAGGCAAAGCTCATCACCCAGCTCGGACTTCATCCGTATCCGACGCCCGGCGAGGTCAAGGCGGCCGTCGGTAAAGTCAAGTAGTCAATAGACGTTGGTGCGCCTGCCGGGATAGACTGACCCCCATGGCGGATCCGGTTCGCGACTTCAAAGAGGACGCTAGCGGAGACCTGGCCGTCATCGGAGGAGACTTCGCCGGAGTCTCGGGCATCGATGCCGTCAAGCAGGGCAACAAGATCCGCGTGCGCTGCATCCTCGGCGAGATTGAGCTCGACGAGAGCCTCGGCGTCGATTGGCTCGGTCAGATTCTGGTAAAAAACCCGGACCCCATCGTGGTGAGGGAGCTGATCCGAGAGGCGCTCGCCGACACGCCGGACGTGACCAGCGTGGTTGCTGCCGACCTAAGACGCATCTCTGGGCGGAGTTACTCGGTTGCGTACACCGAAGAGACCGTCTTTAGCTCGACGCCGCTCGCCGACACCGTGGCGGACATCTCGCTATGACCTGGGGGATCACGCCGCAGGGGTTTAACTCCAAGCCCTCGTCTCAAATCGAGTCGGAGATCGACGCCGGCCTCCAGGGGATTCTCGGAGAGTCGGCCGGGACCGAGCCTGACGGGACCATCCCGCTTCGCTCGATGGCCGGTCAGATGAAGGCATTTTTGACCGACGGATTTTCGTCCATGTGGGACCTAGCCGAGGGTGTTTCGGCGGGCTTTGACCCGAACAACGCCACCGACGAGCGGCTCGACGCGGTGTGTTCCATCACCGGGACCGAGCGCGACGGCGCCGAGTCCTCCACGGTCACCGCCACCTGCACGGGCGATCCCGGCACCGTGCTACTCGTTTCTCGAGTAGCGACCGTCGACGTCACCGGCGATCGGTTTGTCTCCACCGTGCAGGCGACTATTGCGGTGCCCACGCTCGCGTGGCACGCCACCACGGCCTACGTGGTTGGCAATCGCATCACCTCGAACAATCGGATGTATCAGTGCATCGTGAGCGGCACGACCGATGTCACCGCTCCGTCGACCACCGACGAGGACATCACCGACGGCTCCGTTCACTGGCTCTATCTCGGCGATGGAACGGGATCGGTCGATGTTGTGTTTGCCTCCGAGACCGCCGGGCCAATTGGCGCCTCGGTCAACACGCTCCGCAACATCGCCACCCCGGTAAATGGATGGCGCGGTATCAACAACCTGCTCGACGCAGCGGTAGGCGCCAATCGGGAAACGGATCCGGCGCTCAGGGTCAGACGCGATGCCGAGACCGCCTCGGCGGGTCTGACCACCGCCAACGCCATCCGGGCGCACCTCGTCAAGATCAACGAGGGCTCGAGCGACCCGGCCCATTTGCCGCCGACCTCCGTCCATGTCTTTCAGAACAACACCGACCTGGTCGACGCCAATGGTCTTCCGCCGCACTCCGTCGAGGCGCTCGTCCTTGGCGCCCCCGACCAGGACGTGGCCAACGCCATCTTTGCCTGCGTCGCCGCCGGTATCAACATCGTCGGCACCAGCTCGGCGACGGTCATCGACTCCGAGGGCAACCCGCAGACGATTCATTTCACCAGGCCGACGGCGGTGCCCGTCTACATTCGGGCCGACGTGAGCTACGACCCGACTGCCTTCCCGACCGATCTCTCAGCCGGCGCAGATCTGATCAAGGACGCGCTGGTGCTGTACGGGCAGTCCGTTCCGGTTGGAAGATCGGTGCGATCCTCGGCGCTCGAGGCGCAGGTCTTTGACGGACCGACGGCGGTCGGGGCATCTCCGGTGCCGGGCATCCTCGACGTGACGGCGCTTTACATCGGCACCGCTCCGGCGCCGACTTCTCCGGCCACGGTCCCGATCGCCGCCCGGCAGCTGGCGACCTTCTCGGCGGCTCACATCACGGTAAATCTGAGCTCTGGCACGCCGTGATCGACAAGATCGATTATGTCGCGAGCTGGGCCGACCGTCTCGAGTCGCGTCTCATGGATCAGTATCAGGGCAAGCCCAATCTGGTCGCCTTCGCGCGTAATGTCTGCGCGCCGCAGTTCCAAGATCTCGAGGAGGCATTTCAGAGCCTTCGCACGATGCCATCGATCGAGGACGGCGTCGGCTTTGAGCTCGACATCATCGGGCGCGTACTCAAGCAACTGCGCCTCGGCAACGATGACCCGACCTATCGGCTTTATCTGCGCACGCGCGATCGGGCCAATCACTCCGACGGCTCGGTCCCGGCGCTCTATGGCGTCCTTCATGCCCTGCTTGGTCAGGCGGCATCGTTTACCTACACGCCGGGGCGCCTGGCTTCATTTGAGATGCGGATCAACACGCCGGTCTCGACCGCCGTGGCGACGGTGGCCGCCTCGTTTCTCGGCGATGCGAAGTCTGATGGCGTGCGCGGGATTCTCGAGTGGCAAGAAGACGTCGACGCCGAGACGTTTTACACCGCGCGCTGCGCGACGCTCGATAGCGATGCAGGCGGCGGCGCGGTCCTACTGCACACGCCCGACACCTCCATGCTGCCGCTGAGTGGCTCAATTGAGCTCGATCATGGGCTGACGAATGCGGAGACGGTGACGTACATGACCGCCGGGCCGAACCTGCTACACGTCTCGGCCTGCGCGCACGCGCACGCGGCGGGCGCCTCGGCGGAATTCGTGGGTGACCTTGGGCTCGGTTTTGGCGACTCGAGCGACGCGAGTGTGGGCGGCAAATTTGCGGGCGCTACCGGCGCCTAAAGGGTGACAAATGGGTCGACCACTAAAACTACCGCGCTGGGCCACCTCCGGCGCCGCGATCACCGAACCGACCGAGGCCAAAAAGGACGTCGGCTGGCTGCCCTCCGAGAAGCCGGCGGCCCAGTTTTTCAACTGGCTGCAAAACAAGCTCTACGGGTGGCTGTCCTTTCTTAACTCGGGCGTGGGCGGCGCCGGTCTGCTCCTCGAAGATGAATTCCTCAGCCATGCCAATGGGGCCTTCGCCACCGGCGGGATGTACAGCGTCACCAATACGCAGACGGCGATCGTGGATGACACTTCGGCGGGCGGCGTCGGCACGCTCAAGTTCGATATGGACAGCGGAACCGGGGACACCGGGACCGTTTTGCTGCGGGAGAATCTGCACGGAATCGGGACCGGCGATTTTCATTTCCTGGTCCGCATGCGCATCGCCAATAAGTCGACGGCCAACTTCTTTTTCGGGATCTTCACCGCTATCGGTACGGTCTACGCTTTCGAAAGCGATGGCTCCTCTGGCAACTGGCAAGCCTTCGTCGGGCTGACCCCGCACGTCGGTAGCCAGCCAGTTCTGAGCACCTACCAGACGCTGGAGATTTCCCGCGAGAGCGGAACGGTCGAGTTCAAGGTGGACGGGACGGTCATCTGGTC